CTGTTATTGTTGAAAATACTGAATTACTACCTTGAGCTGAAGCTGAAGCTGTTGCTCCTGCACCACCAGCACCAACCGTTACTGTAAAACTTGCTCCTATACTAAAACCTGTGTCGGTTCTAAAACCACCACCGCCACCGCCAGCCCAACCGACAACATCGGAAAATGTGCTACCACCACCACCGCCACCTGCTACTACTAAATAATCAACTGAAGTGGGCGGAGTTGGAATAAACTTAGAACTAGCAATAATCCCGAGGACTGACATTACGCAATATCTCCTACGACATACCAAGTGTCGGTAGCAACCTTGATGCAAGATGCAGCAGAATACTGCGCTCTTAACTTAGGAGCTATGGCACTTGCCCCAGTTGATGAGATTGTAGTAGTGCCTGAAGTAACAGCCTTAATAGTTGTCTGCCCCGCTCCGATTTGAATCACATTAATTACTGATCCAATTGGAAAAGCAACATTAGCATTAGTTGGAATCAAAAAGTCATTAGCACCAGCAACCGACATTGTAACTAGCTTGTTGCGGTTATCTGTTAAAACTACTGTATAAGTAGCGGTCTGTGCATTCAGCGTTAATTGACCTACTGCTGCATCAAAGCCATTTCCGACTGTGCGAATAGCAGCAGCCCCATCCTTGACCAAATCAGTATCATCTGGAAGGTCAATACCAAAAATCGTTGTCGTTGCCATAGTTCTCCTTTAGCCTACTATTGTAGCGTTCTGCCAGTCCAAAGTAGGGCTGACATCATTCCAAATTAAGTTATTTGGCAGGGAAGTCCATCTGAACGCCTGCAGTGAAAATTCTAGGGGACTTACATTCATAGTCAGATTGAGCTGATTAAGGCTAGCGGTCCAAGTCCAGCCTTCTACGAATCCTAAGAATGTGCCATTCACCATATTGGCTGGCAGGTTATCTACGCTGATGGCTAAGCCCATAAATACATTTAATAGGTCATCTCGCTCAGCATCAGGGATTTCTGAACTAGATAGAGGGAAGGTTATCTGCCTAAGGGCAAATTGCGGCTGGGCTCGGAGGCTCAAATAAAACTCAGCCTGATCCTCGGCATCATTTTGATTTCTTAGGGTTGTGTCAATTGTTGCTGCTAATTGGCCATATTGCTCAATCGATGATGAATCGCTATCGGTGACGCTCTGATTGCCTTGGCTTCCATAAGCAATTGTTATTGAATTGCGAACATCTCCAGCTCGCTTAACTATTGATAATCCCGGGCCTATAGAATCATTGGCATCAAGATTTAGATAACCATCTGACACTAGATATTCTGCTCTATGGGTTGAATCTGCATATCCAATACGGCCTTGAGAATCTTCATATAGATAACCCAGTCCGCTGTTAGCAAAGCGAGAAGCTAGGTTATAAACTGTGTCGTTTAGATTATTTTCGGAATGAAGCTCATAATCTCCTGGGGTATCTATCTCACCTAGTCCGCTATTTTCTGCATCCTGCCACTGAGTCGTTGCGTCATAACCATTCCAAGTTTCAGCAGCTGGCACTTCATTCCATTGGTCAAATAAAACTGTGCTAAGTAATTCTTCGATTCGGTCACCATCAAATTGATGGGCAAAGTTGCCAATATAAACCGCCCTAGCAAGTCTTGCTAAAGCTCCTACTGCTGTTATCTGGATTCTTTGGCTTGTTGCTGTTGATCCTGAAGTCTGGACTGTAATGCCTAAGTCAGTAATGAAGCCGCCGAAAAGATTGACATAAGTGCTAGTTGAATCTTGGACTTCTATTGTAACTGCATCGTTAATCTCATAGGGAACTGATGCCTCGGCAGTTTCAATAAGGGTTAGATTGCAATATCCAGCAATTGGCTGAGAGTAAATATCTGTCCGACCTGAAGTAATAGTTAGGCCGCTAAGTGTTGAGCTAGTAGCTGTTACGCCATTGACCTTAACTCGATAGACTGGATTCCATAAGGTCATTGTGCTACTAGGCCGCCAAGAATAGCGCCTCCACCCCCGTTGCGAGCATTGCTATTGTTAAGAGCTAAGACTACGGCCCGAGTAAATCCTTCTTCATCTATCGCGCTAGGCGCATTGACATTTATAATCACATTGCCGCGTTCTTCGCCTCGTCTAGCTGCTGCTACATCAAAGCCTGAAGATATGCTTCGGCCAGTTGGATTCAGTCCAGAAGGCAAGACTGGCATTGTCCCTGTAACTATTGGAGCTTTAATACCTGTAGCAATGCCACCGCCACCGCCACCGCCTCCAGTAGTAACACCTCCGCTAATAACTGGCGTCCCAGAGGTAAAGCCCGATGGGAGGCTAGATGATGAGACTGTGTTGCTTCCAGTGGCCGCGGCTGCATTTGCTTGATTATCAAATAACTTGGTAGCAGCAATAATTGCGCCAACTACAGCTGCACCGGTTGCTAGACCAGCCAACGGATTTAGAGCAAATCTTGAAGCAATGGCAGCAGCCACCGCGCTATTTCGCAAAGCAGTATAAGCGCCAATCAGTAAGTTGATAAGCACAATAGTTGCCTGAACTCCAGCTGCTATTTTGGATGCTACGAAAACTGTTGCTAAAACCCCTCCAACGACCATTAGCTCATCTTTAAGATCAATAACTGTGTTTATAAATCCTCTAACTTTTTTACCCCACTCTATAGCGGTTTTCTGGCTATCAGTTAAAGCTTCATCTAGGCTATCTTGACCAGTAAGCCCAGCGATAAATGCTTCAAGTGCTGGAATAAAGTTGTCTAATATCCAAGCGGTAAGTTCTTGGACTACTGGCAGCAAGGCAGCTCCGATAGATTCTTTAGCTTCATCAAGCGCAATCTTTACGCGCTCTAATTGCTTGGCTGTTGTCTCTGATTCCTTCTCGGCAAAGTTTCCGAAAGTGCCAGTCAGCTGCTGGAAGATTGCGTCAAAGTCTTTGCTCTTTATAATATCTGCATCAAGGCCAAGGCCAAGCTTGCCAAGGGCGGTAGTGTTGCCATCATAGGCTTTACCCAAAGCGTTAGATATTGTCTCCAATGGCTTGCCAGTTGCAGCACTTAAATCTAGTGCTAAATTTAGCAACTTCTGAGCTTCTTCTACATCTTGCGTTGATCTAACTAAGCGAGTAAAGGCAGGGCGCAACCCATCGTCCGCGACTCCTATAGCAATTGAAGTCTGTTTAATATATTCCTCAACGCCTTGGATTTGTTTAGCAGTTGCTCCAGTAGTTGCAGTAATAGTCTCGGCTAATCTGCGCTGAGCAGTTTCATCTTCAGCAGCTGCTTTGACTGCACTGACTGCAAATGCGCCAATAGCAGCACCAGCAACTGCAAAGGCAGCAGCAGCTTTTACGCCAAATTCTTTAGCTCTTTCGCCAATTGAATCAATATCTTTAGATCCATTTGCTAACTTCTTTTGAAAGTCTGCCGTATCTGCTAGAAGCTTGAGCGTTAAGGCTCTTGAATCAGATGCCACTGATGCCCCACTTATCTAGTATTTTATTAAATGCCGCTGTCCATTGTGCAACAATATTGCGCTGCTCTTTGCGTAGTGTTGGATAGATAAACCAACCGCGAGAGCCCCTGCCCATTCTTCCAGAATAACTAGGGAATTGCTTAAATTTATTGGAGCCGAATTCATAGCCAGCCCAGAGCTGTTGCGTAGTTCCACCACCGCTAAATCTCTGACTAGCAAAGCCATATTTAATTTCGCCTGTAGTGCTGGTCTTACTTACTTTAGATCCGCTAACGATTCTGTTTATAGCTTGTTGGCCCTTGACGCGAGTTGCAGCGGTAGTAGCAATTTGTCTTTGTAAATAGGTAGCAAGATTGTTAGAGCTTTGACGAGCCTCGGCTTTGGCTTCGTCACCTAGCAAGGTGAAGGCTTTATAGACTTGACGGAGCTCTGTCCGGTCAAATGCTGACACTTCTTCAGCCATTGCTATTCATCTCCTTTATCAGCTCGACTGCTGTTGCTACATCGTCCCAGTCATCCCAGTATTGCATTGGGATTCCAGTTTTAATGGCAACTGTGACTAATAGCCGCCTTATGCTGTCGGGCTGATGGCTTTTGGGTCATCGTTGCCAGTCCTTACATCGGCAACTGTTTCCATCCAGACATCAAAGGACTTGACTGGCTTCCCAGCACTTTCGCGCTTATAAGCGTTATATGCCAAGAACATTA